GCGTGAAATCTGCCTTCGGCCTTGATTTTGGCTATACCAATGACCCCACGGCGCTTTTCTGTGGGCTGGTGAGTACAGCAGAAAAAACCATTTGGGTTTTCGATGAACTGTATAAAAAGGCCCTGACCAACCGGGCCATTTGCGAACAAGTCACAGTGATGGGCTATGCCAAGGAACGGATTAAGGCCGATTGTGCAGAACCCAAGAGCATTGACGAATTGCGGGAAGCTGGCCTTCAGCGTATCAGAGCCGCCCGGAAGGGCAAGGACAGCGTGAACAATGGCATTCAGTACATTCAGGATTACACCATCATCATTCATCCCCGGTGTGTGAACTTCATTACTGAAATTTCAAATTACACTTGGGCTGAAGATAAGTTTGGGGCCAAGATCAATACCCCCATTGATGATTTCAACCACCTGATGGACGCTATGCGTTATGCGCTGGAAGATATGCTGGTTGGCCCCGCCTTCAGCTTCGACTAATAACAGGATAGTAACAAACATCCTCGGAAACACACGGTTTCTGGTGTTCGGTGTTCATTGCCCAATAGAAAGGAACCGCCCATGTTTGAACAACAGCACATTTTGAAGAAAATTGAACAGTGGGCGGATCGGCTTCCCTACCAGTCTTTGAAGATTGAAGTGGAACTTTCAAACCAAACGCTGACCTTGGAGAAAACCAGACAGCGCCCCATTGGATTTCAGCCCCCCCCAAGAGAGAAAGGATGGTGATTGAATATGCCTTTGTTTACTGATACTGAAACGGCCCGGATCAATCGCCTGATCCTGATGGGCGGCAATACCGGCATGACTGAACTTCAGTTTTTCGCCGCTGAAATTGATGAATGGAAGCGGAGCCGCAAGCGGAAAGAACAGATTACCGGGGATGCCTACTATGAAGGTTTCCATGACATTCTGACCCGCAAGCGCACAATCATTGGCGAGGATGGCAAACTTCAGGAAGTTGACAACCTTCCCAACAATCGGCTGGTGGATAACCAGTTTGCTTTGATGGTGGATCAGAAAACCAACTATCTTGTGGGCAAGCCCTTTTCCCTGACTTGTAGAAACAAGACCTACTCCGAATTTCTGAACAAGGTTTTTGATAAGCGGTTCAAGCGGCTTCTGAAGTATGTGTGTGAAGATGCCCTGAAAGGCGGGATCGGCTGGTTGTACCCCTACTATGGGGATGATGGCAAACTTGCCTTCAAGCACTTCCCGGCCCATGAAATTCTTCCGTTTTGGGCTGACGATGATCATACCATCCTTGATTGTGCTGTCCGCCTTTACCCGCAAGAGGTTTGGAGCGGCTACACCAAGGAAATTGTGGAGCGGGTGGAAATCTTCAAATCAGATGGCCTTTACCGCTATGTGTATGATGGAACCACCCTGACCCCGGATGAACAGTTGGGGGAACATGAAAACTATTTCAGTGTTGACGATGGGGAAGAAACGGTTGAACTGAATTGGGAGCGGATTCCCCTGATCCCGTTCAAGTACAATAAGCAGGAAATCCCCCTGATTCGCCGTGTGAAAACCCTTCAGGACGGTATCAACACTATGATTTCCGACTTTGAAAACAATATGCAAGAGGACGCACGGAACACCATTCTGATCCTGAAGAACTATGATGGTGAAAACCTTGGGGAGTTCCGCCGCAACCTTGCAACCTTCGGAGCCGTGAAAGTTCGGGATGATGGCGGGGTGGAAACCCTGACCGTTGAAATTAACGCTGAAAACTTCAATTCCATTCTGAAACTGTTCAAGGATAAACTGATTGAAAACGCCCGTGGCTATAATGCCAAGGATGATCGCATGGGTAACAACCCCAATCAGATGAACATTCAATCCATGTATTCTGACATTGACCTTGACGCAAACGGGATGGAAACCGAGTTCCAAGCGGCCTTTGATGATCTTCTGTGGTTTATCAATCAGGATTTTGCCAACACTGGCCGGGGTGACTTCGAGGAAGAAGAAACTACCATTGTTTTCAACCGGGATATGCCGGTGAATGAAAGTGAAGCCATTGAAAACTGTGGGAAGTCCGTTGGTATTCTGTCCAATGAAACCATTGTGGCCCAGCACCCGTGGACAACGGATGTGGAATTGGAGTTGGAGCGGATCAGGAAGGAAAAGGAAGAAGCAATGGAACAGGCGCAGGATTACACCGGCGCTTTTGGGAATGTTCAGAAAGAAGATCCTGATGGTGATGAAGGCGGGGACGAATAATCCCCGCCTTCCCTATATGCCGGGGCAATAATGGGGCGGGGCCGGGGTTCACCTCCTTACCCGGTCAAAGGTGCAATTCCTTTCCCCGGCACTTTCTATGGCGTGTTAGTCAAGCGGTTAAGACACCGGCCCTTCAAGCCGGGAACACGGGTTCGACCCCCGTACACGCTACCACTTGCCGGGTTGGTGGAATGGCAGACACAGCGGATTCAAAATCCGCCGCCTTTGGCGTATGGGTTCAAGTCCCATACCCGGCACCATCTGGGAACGCTAAATAGTTGTTATGGGTTTTAGCACGGGCATGAGTTGCGGAGTGGTTATAGTGCCTGATCATTCAAGAAGGGAGCGTGACCCCGTGAAAAATGCTGACTATTGGCGGGGCCGGTTCGCCATTCTTGAAAATTCGGCCCACAAACAAGCGGATGAATACCTTCAGACACTTGAAGATATTTACCGGGAAACTGAACACACTGTTCAGCGGGATATTGAAAGCTGGTATCAGCGATTTGCAACCAATAACAATGTGACTTTGGCGGAAGCCCGGAAAATGCTGACCACCGGACAGCTTGAAGAATTCAAGTGGACGGCGGAACAGTATGTGAAAGCCGCACAGCAAGCCAACCTTTCCCCGGAATGGATTAAGAAGTTGGAAAACGCTTCAACCCGTTTCCATGTCAGCCGCCTTGAAGCAATCCAACTGCAAATTCAACAGCAGATTGAACTTCTGTATGGCAATCAGGTTGATGGGGTGGATGATCTTCTGAAGAAGCTGGTTTCCAATGGGTACACCCACGGGGCCTTTGAAATCCAAAAGGGCATTGGCCTTGGATGGGATTTCACCGCTTTGAACCAGAAGAAACTTGAAACCTTACTTTCAAAACCGTGGACAACGGACGGACGGACTTTTCGGGATCGCTGTTGGGTGAACAAGGCTGATTTGGTGGACACCGTAAACAAAGAACTGCTTCAAGGTATGTTGCGGGGTGATCCACCGGCCAAGACTATCACCGCCATTCAAAAGAAGTTCGGAACAGCCCGTTATAAGGCAAGGCGGCTGGTGCATACGGAAACCACCTATTTCAACGCTGTTTCCAAAATCCAGATGTATAAAGATTTGGGTGTGGATCAGATTGAAATTGTGGAAACGCTGGATTCCCGCACCTGTGCGGTATGTCAGCCCCTTGATGGAACGGTGATCCCGCTGGCCCAATATGAGCCGGGGGTGACTGTTCCGCCCTTCCACCCAAATTGCCGGGGAACCACTTGCCCCCATTATGACGATATGGACGGCGAAAGAGCCGCCCGCACCGCTGATGGAAAGGTGTACTATGTCCCGGCCAACATGAAATATACCGATTGGAAGAAGGCTTTTGTGGATGGTGTGAAGGATGGTTTGACGGTTGCCACCGTGGGCGCTATAATGAAGGCGAAAAGGGAATTGGAGCCGCTGAAGGCTGAAATGTTCCCTGAATACCTGACTGACAAGAAGGAACGGAAGAACACCCAAGCCCTGATTGATTATGTGAATGCGTGTGAAAACGCTGATCCTGATGTGGTTGCCCTTTATTCCAAAATGGGGGCTATGGAAAACATCAGGGCCAACGGTATTCCCATGAAGGTTTCCCACGGGAAAGGCTATGCGGTTAATTATCGCTATTATACCCGGAATGATCAGCTTGCGGATGTTGAATTGATTATTCCCAAGCTGGCAGGGGATGATCTTACCGGCCAAGTGGTTACGACCTTGCATGAGGAAATGCACCTGATGGATATGTTCAACCGGTCAGACCCGGCAAAGTATTCAGGTTGGTTCAGTTCCAGCCATGCCAAGTTAAGTTCCTTTTTCCAGAAAACCAACACTGATATTGCGGATGATATTGATTCCCTTTTTGAAGCCTTCGATAAGGAATGCAAGCGTATTACGGCGGAAATCAATGCTGAATTGAGAACCGCCACTTCCACCTTGACGGATCAATACTATGCAAGAACCATTTCTTATTCCGACTACAAAAAAGCCTTCAATAAGCTAAAGCGTGAAGCAAGTGAACAAATTGATTATCAATGCCGAAACGCTATGGGCGGCGGTATCAGTTCCCTTGAAGATATTTACGATGCCCTTTCCGGTGGTTCGGCCCGTGATGCTGGCCTTGTGCGATATGGTCACGGTTCCAAATATTACCGGGATATTGGGAAACGAGCGGAAGAAACCCTTGCCAATTATGGCGCTTTGTCGGTTGTCCGTCCTGACCTGATAGAAATGCTTCGTAAGGATAAACCGGAGTTGGTAGAAGCCTTGGAAGAAGTTATTCAGGATATGTTAAAGAAAGCGGGTGGTTAATATGACACGGGAAGAAAAGCTGATGAAGGTTCATGCGCTGTTGGCTGAAGTTTCTGATGTTCTGGTTGACCGCTTCTTTGATGCGGACAGTGAAGAACTTCTTGATGAAAAAATTGAAGTTCTTACTGCTTTGAAGGATGGGAAACCGCCTGACCAAATCCCCAATTATTATTCTGTTCTTGAAAACTTCAGCCCGGATCAGCATTGGGACTGATCCACAATATTGTTGATTGAACCACCCCGGCCTTCGGGCCGGTGGTGGTTTTTTCATACCTATTCGCCGTTTCCCGGTTGTGGGCGGAAAACAGAGCCGGGGGAAATCGTGGTTCCTGACCCACGGTAAAAAA